GTTTTCTGGGCGTGTGCCGATCATTACATAACTGGTCATCACTAGAATCTATTAACTACATAGGTATTGGCACCAACCTAAAGTTCTATGTAGCAGAGGGTTCTGGGTATAACGATGTCACACCGATCAGGCTAACATCAGGTGCTGGCGATGCCACCTTTGCCGCAACCAACGGGTCATCCACTATCACTGTCACTGAGAATGCACACGGCGCAGTGGTCAACGATTTTGTGACGTTCAGTGATGCGGCAACACTTGGCGGCAACATTACGGCGACTGTTCTTAATCAGGAATATCAGATTGCTTCTGTGCCCACGACAAACACGTTCACCATAGAGGCGAAAGACACAAGCGGTGCTGCTGTCACTGCAAACTCTAGTGACACAGGCAACGGTGGTAGCTCGACCGTTGCTACCTATCAGATCAACACAGGTCTGAACACATTCTTACAGGGCACAGGCTGGGGTGCAGGCACATGGGGTTCTGGCACTTGGGGTAGTTCCAGCAGTGTTGCTGCTGCCGGTCAGCTACGATTATTCAGTCAAGACAACTTTGGCGAGGATCTCATCTTCAACGTCCGTGGTGGCGGCATCTACTACTGGGATGAATCATCTGGCACAGGGGCGAGAGCCATCAACGCTACCGCACTAGCGGGTGCCTCTAACGTGCCGACTGTGGCATTACAGATTTTGGTCTCTGATATAGATCAGCACGTCATTGCGTTTGGTGTGAATCCGATAGGCTCATCAAACATAGACCCGCTCCTCGTCAGGTTCTCTGATCAAGAAAACGCTGCTGACTGGACGCCTACGGCTATCAATACAGCCGGTGGTGTACGAATCAACTCAGGCTCTCAGATCGTCGGTGCGGTGCAAACACGGCAAGAGATACTGATCTTTACCGACGTAAGTCTGCACTCTATGCGATTTACAGGTGCGCCATTTACGTTCCAGTTCGCAACACTCAGCACCGATGTATCTATGATCTCGCCTAACGCAGCGGTCAACGCCAGAGGTGCGGTGTATTTCATGGACTCCGGTGGCTTCTATGTTTACAACGGATCGGTGCAGCCACTGCCATGCAGTGTCAAAGAGCATGTGTTTTCTAACCTGAACAAAGGCCAAGCGTTCAAGGTGTTTGCTGCTGAGAACAACGACTTTTCAGAGGTGATCTGGTTCTACCCTGTAGGCACCGACAACACAGAGATCACCAACTATGTGTCGTACAACTACGCAGAGAATCTTTGGGCTGTTGGTACACTAGATCGAGGTGCTTGGATCGGATACTCGCAAAACTCTAATCCGATAGCGTCATCTGTGAACACGGGTGTGACGGACGCAAACTTCTTGTACAACCATGAAACAGGGTTTGATGATGACGGGTCAGCGATGACTGCCTTTGTTGAGTCTGGAGATCTGGAGATTGGGGAAGGCGATAGATTTATGATGATCAGCCGTATCATCCCTGACTTCAAGTTTAGCGGATCGACTTCTGATGCGTCTGTGGATTTTACGATCAAGGGCAGCAACTTTCCGCTAGAGACCCCGACAACACAGGCGACGGCAACAGTCACATCTAGCACCACACAGTCCAACATCAGGACTCGCGCACGACACGCAGTGGTACGGGTAGAAAGTTCTGGCGCTGGTTTTGGTTGGCGACTGGGTGACTTGCGATTCGACATGCGACAGGACGGTAGGCGGTAATGGCAACACGACAGAATCCACTGCCAGTGCCTGCGCCAGAGTACGACGTTAGCAACGAAGCGATCACTCGACGCACGTTGGAGCAGGCGTTAGATCAGATAGAAAACGATGTAGAACTGGCTAAGACTCAGGGCGATAAGCCAGGGTCTCTTGCTATGCGTCGGTTTCAGTTTTTGTTGATGGGTGCATCGTGACGGATGTCATCAAGGTCTTAGGTCAGGTTGATGTTAGCGCAACCACTACAACGACTTTGTATACGGCACCAGATCTTACACAAACAACCGTCAGTTCCTTGGTGATCTGCAACAGAAGCGGATCAGCCATCACCTTTCGTGTCAGTATTCATGTTGGCGGTGCGTCAGCAGATGATAAGCAGTTTATATTTTTCGATGAAGACTTGGCAGCAACCACCAGTAGAACGGTGGTCATTGGCATATGCCTGTCGCAAACGGATGTAGTCAAGGTTTACGCAAGCGCAGCCAACGTGAGCTTCAACCTCTTTGGAGTGGAGACGAGCTAATGATGTATCAAAACCCAATGCCTCAACCGCCTATGCAGGCCATGGCTGACCAGATGGCTCAGCAAGGCCGATACGGCGACAGCATGATGGTTCACATGAATCCGATAGAAGTGGCTGGTATCGCCTCTCTGTCGCCCACAGGGCAGCTTACAACCAACCCGATGACGGGACAGCCTGAAGCGTTCTTGCCAGCTTTGTTGGCCCCTTTATTAGGCAATGTAGTAGGCGGAGCAATAAGCAGTTCTTTGCTTGGCGGACTTCAAGCAGGACTTGTAAAAACAGCTCTTGGCGCGGGTATTAAAGGGGTCGCTGCCGAGGGTATCCGCTCTTTAGCGACAGGAGAAGACTTCGATCCCACAAAAGCTTTAACGTCATCAGTGACATCGGTAGGAATTGATCAAGCAGTTAAGTCTGGGGCAGAGGCTGTTCAAGGTCTCGCTGGGTTTGAGGACGCTGCAACACAGGCTCAAAAACTGGCTGACGTTGCGACTAAAACAGGGATAGAGCAAGGACTTACCCCAGATGCTATAGCTCAAAACCCATTTGTAGAAGCAGCAGGAACAGCTAGAGAGGGTGCAGATCTAGTGGCTCAAGAGGCAGCAAAAATGAGTGCCCTTGATGTTGTTAAACAAGGTGGAGCAATGGATATTGCTAAAGGCTTTCTTTCTCCAGCAGCAGCAGCGCCAATAGCAATCGGTGAGGGTCAAAGGGCTGCGATAGAGGCTCAAGATGAGCGTGATCGCATGTTTGGCAGAAGGGCCGCTGACAGAGAAGAAGATCTAAGACGGTCAAGAGACATACTGACCACTGCAACAGGACAAGTTGCATCTGACTATGGAATGAACTACGGCACCCAGTATGCAGCACAAGGCGGCATTACATCCGTTGATCCTGCTGACTTTCAGCGCCGATACAACGAGTTGCAGATGATGGGCAGAGAGCCTATGCAGATGAGAAGAGGCGGCGACATAGAGGACACCAACATCCGTCGCGCTCTACAACCAGCACAGATTGTCGCAAGGCAAGCAAGTTTGCGCGGCCCAGTAAAAACGCCTAGCGAGTTGCCTGCGAATTATAGGCCTGGTTTCGATCCTGAGATTAGTTACTTCAAGAGTCCTTTCGTAACATCAGATCAGACAGGTGTGCCAACACCAGGGACTCCCGGCACCATACCGCAAATAGATCCTTCTTTAATGCAAGGGATCGGTAGCGTCGGTAAAGCTGGTGGTATGGGTGGCGCAAGATCTGTACCTCCTAGAGTTGAAGAGGCTATGGAGATTGCTAACAGACGGACGCTCTCTACAAGAAAACGCAAAGCTGCTCAAAAAATAGTTGATGAGTATGAGGCAGAGCAAGAAAGAGATCAGGACTATTTCGATGACATCATGGATGCTACCTACGGTAATCAATACGCCGCAAGAATGCAGGAAGGTGGCGAAACAGAGATGAACCAGCAAGCGGCGATGCGCTTGATAGAGCAGGTTTCTATGGCGCTGCTTGGTCGATTATCTGAAGAAGAGTCAGAGGCCGTCATCAATCGATTCATAGATGAGTTCGGCTCTGAGGCTTTCCAGATGCTGCGATCACAGGTGCTGGAATCTGTGGTGCCCAACTCCCAGAAAGAAGGCGTGATCGAAGGTGCAGGCAAAGGCATGGACGATCAAGTGCAAGGTATGATCGGTGACTCTCAACCAGTTGCTGTGTCTCCCGGTGAGTTCATCGTGCCTGCTGATGTGGTATCTGGTATCGGTGATGGTGACACTAACTCTGGTGTGAAAGAGTTAGAGGGCATGATGGATCGAGTACGGCAAGAGCGTACTGGCACTACCAAACAGCCTGCACCTCTCGGTGCTATGGCAGGAGGCGCAATACCCGCATGAACAGTCTTTTAGAGTTTGATGAAAGCAAGATCAAAGATATCTCCAGAGAGCCAAAGGTTTGCCGCAAGGACGCGCCTAGAGAGATCACACACACGATAACGATGGTGCCCCCCAACTATCTGAACAGTCTTTGGCCTGATGTCAGAGAGCAGCTTGCCAGAGCGATAAAGCGCTCACACGGCAGATGGAATATGGAATTCTTGTACGCATCAATACTCAACGGTAATCAACAGCTTTGGCTTGCGTTTGATGCTGAGAACAACATCGATGGTGTCGGCACTACAGAGATATTGCAGTATCCAGAGAAGCGAATGATCGCGGTGCAATTTCTAGGCGGTGATCGATTCAATGATTGGGTCTGGGACATGCTAGAAAAGTTCAAAGATTTTGGCAGAGACAATGACTGCACAGGAATAGAAGCCACTGCCCGTATGGGCTTTTGGAAGTGGCTGGAGCAAGATGACTTCAGCAGATCGTATGTCGTATACGAGAGGAGCTTGTAGATGGGTAAGAGTAGTGGCGGCGGCGGCGTACAAGAAAGCGTCGTAACACAAACAAATCTACCAGAATATGCTCAACCATTCTATGAAGAGCTTCTGGGTAGAACGGTATACGAATCGACAAGACCCTACGAAACCTTTCCAGGTCAGCGCCTAGCAGAGTTCTCGCCATTCGAGCAGGCGGGTATGCAGGGCATGGCTGAGATAGCGCAAGCCGGTACACCAGAGCAGATCAGGGCTGCATCGGACATTGCTACAGGTGTGGGCTTCCAAGACATCGGTGCAGGTGCAGATATTGCCCAAGGGTTTAGACCGCCGACACAATTTTCTGGCTACAGGGCTGGAGACATAGATAGCGGTTACGGTGCAGGGTTTCTAGGCCAAGGGTTTCGTGCTGGTCAGCGTGGTGTTGGATACCAAGCCGGTCAGTTCGATCCAGGGTATCAAGCGGGTGATTTCGCTGCCGGACAGATAACTCAGCCTATGGCGTCAGATTATCAAGCAGGATCGTTTGACCCAGGTTACACGGCGCAAGCGAGGCAGTCAGGCTTCGATGTAGGGCCGCTAACTAGTCAGTATCAAGCAGGTATTTTTGCTCCAGGTTATCAAGCTGGAGAAATAGACCAGGGTTTTCAAGCAAGAGAGCTAGGCGTTGGTTATCAGGCAGGCGATTTTGATCCAGGGTATGTTGCCAGAGAGTTAGGGCAAGATTACACAGCCAGAGATTTGCAGTCTCAGTACACAGGAGATGTA